ACAGCTTCGGCTCCTATCGCTGACAGCCTCTCGGTGAACTCGGATGGTGCGACCTTGACCGTCCCAGGCTTCGAGACCAACTTCGCCAGCGATCCAAGCCCACGCATCCCAGAAGTTGACATCTTGATCCAGTCAGTGAACGTCACAGCCACAACCCGCAAGCTACGTGCTCGCTGGTCGCCAGAAATGGCTCAGGACTTGACAGCTTACTACTCGATCGACGTGGAAGCTGAGATGACCAACATCTTGTCTGAGCTCGTGACACTTGACGTTGACCGTGAAATCCTCAACGACCTGTTGACACAGGCTGGTGCAGCGAACTTCTTCTGGAGCCGTGCCTCTGGTAGATTCGTCAACAAGCTCACCGGTACCGAGATTGCTCGCACCAACACAACCTACCCAGGACCATCGTTCACAGGTACAGTTCGTGAGTGGTACGAGACCCTCATCGAGACCGTGACAGACGCTGCCAACATGATCTACAAGAAGACACTCCGTGGCTCTGGTAACTTCATCGTGTGCTCACCAGAAGTGGGAACCATCCTTGAAGCAACCATCGGCTACCGTGCTTCGTACAAGATCGACGGCGACGGACAAGTCCGTGACGGTATGAGCGTAGGCGCAGATGCAGTGGGAACCATCAACGGTCGCTACTCAGTGTTCGTTGACCCATACTTCCCAGCCAACAAGATCCTGATTGGTTACAAGGGCTCGACCTTCCTCGAAAGCGGATACATCTACGCCCCATACGTACCTCTCATCCTTACCCCAGTCATCTACGGTCCAGAAGACTTCACACCTCGTAAGGGCCTGATGACAAGATACGGCAAGAAGATGGTAAGAAGTGACTTCTTCGCTACGGTCACCGTTCTCGATATGAACATCATCTGAACAGTTTCCCTGTGAAAACGGGGACTTAGAAGGGAGAGTTGCCGAGAGGTGGCTCTCCCTTCCGCATTCAATTCCTTGAAAACATGTCCTTTTCATGCTATGGTAAGCCTATGTTGAATAGGCAGAAGCGTTCATACACAAAGACTGGCTTGTGCAAGAAGCCTGGTATATACAAGATAATCAACCTAGCCAACGGGAATTATTACGTTGGCAGCAGTTGGAATCTTGCGAAGCGTTGGTGGGAACACAGGAAACAGCTGCGAAACGGTACCCATAGCAACGTTCACCTGTTGAATGCATGGAAGAAGTATGGAGAAGAGTCCTTCAAGTTCGAAGTGTTGGAGATGTGTGACGCTGGAATTCCACGAGACGAGTTGTTTCGGAAAGAGCAGGCTGTTCTAGATGAGAACATAGGGAAGCCTGAGTGCTACAACATGGCGGGACTTGCTCACGTTCCTTATCAAGACCCAAGCTCGTTTCGTCCTGTTCGACAACTCAGCTTGAAAGACCGAACCTTTATTCGAGAGTGGGCAAGCATGGCCGAAGCTGGTAGAGTTCTGGCTATCGACAGCACTTGCATAATGAACTGTTGTAAAGGCAAACTGGGGAGCATTGGTGGTTTCACATGGGAGTATGCAGAACCAGCGCTAGCTTCCCAGTATATCCATCATTCAACCAAACACGGTGGACACAACAAGCGTGAAGTTGTGGAGATAGATGCTGAAGGAAAGGTTGTCGCCGAGTTCTCTTGTCTCGCAGAAGCAGAGAAGATAACGGGCATTCCTTTTCCCATGATTATCGGTGTGTGTTCTGGTCGGAGGAACACAACAAGGGGTAGACGGTTCAGGTACAAGGAAGCCCTAGAGAGTAGATGGAAGGCTCAACCCAGGTCACCGTGTGTTGATGAGTTTGAATTGTTTCTTGCCTCTGTTGCCCCCTTCAAGCTCGAACAACCATGTGTTTGGACAAGCGAAGAGATGGAGGTTCGGTTGCACGACTTGCAGAACCACAATCTACCCCCACCCTCCAGCGATATCAAGAGCTACTTGTTCTTCAAGGATGAGTGGGAGAACAAGAGGGCCATCGTTGAATCCATGGTTAGGAACGGTGTTGGGTCTACGGTTCAGTCTGTCAACGCCAGGGACACAACCGTGAAGCAACTGGATATGCGAGAAGCGAGGGTGTTCTTCGAAGAGAACCACATAGCTGGGTATACTGGTTGTCGTGTGTCATTTGGACTCGTTGATAAGGAAGAAAGGGTTGTGGCGGCCATAAGTCTTAGACTTCCAGGATACCTTCAACGAAAGAAGGCAGAGGGTGGGATGGAGATTGCCAGGTTTGCTAGCATCTTGAACACAAGAGTAAGAGGAGGATTCTCGAAGTTGTTGAAGCACGTTTCGAACTGGTGTTGCAACAACGGATTCAACAAGATTGTCACATATGCAGACAACCGGTTTGGAGGAAGTACAAGAGCTGGTGCTGTGTATGCGAACTCAGGGTTCAAGACAGATGGAGAAACCGACCAGCCTTCGTTCTGGTATACGGATGGACAGAGAAGATATCCCAGGCTGAAGTTCAAGGCGCAACCAGGAAAGTCCGAAGCTGTGGTAGCTCAAGAGAACAACGTGTGGAGAGTATATGGCTCAACCAACAACCGGTTTGTTCTTGAACTGTGAGCTCTATACGCCATTGTAGAGCCCGTTCTCGAAACCCACTCACGTTGACCCGTTGAAGCTGTTCTCGGGCTCTGGTGAGGCTTGCAGAGGCTCGAACTAGGCTTTGGCGAAAGCACTGTCTAGACCACGGATGATAAAGGTTCCCGTGATTTTGAAAGGCTTGGGGGTCAAGCCTCTTATGACGATACCTTCTTGGGAGCCGACGGGACCGAGCTCGCTGTCAAGAGAGTTCAGCAGTGCTTCTCCCAACTTCATGGTTGCGAGATAGACAACGAAGCCATCAACGGCTGCCTTGACGTTCTGGGGCAGTGGTTCAGCTAGGTAAGAGGACACCGGTGTTCCATTCATGATGTTCTGAAACACGTCCTTGCTTATGGCTTCGACTTTCTTTCCGGTTGATAGCTTCAGGGACATGTTCCTAGGAAGCATGCTCACACCTTGGAGCCATGCCTTTAGAGGTTTTGTCTCTTGTACGTCAGGAGAGATGTTTACGGTGTAGGACTTGTTTAGTTCTGCCTTGAAGTCTGGAAGCTTAGACTGCATAGGAATAACGGCATGCAGAACCTTGAAGCCTTGCTTGTTTGCATATGGCTGTAGTTTCACCAGGAGCCTTTCTAGGGCATCCTTGTTGAAGGATGTCTCTGTGGCTGTTCTCTTGGTTGGACTGACCTGCATAATCTCCAGGAGCCCATGGATGGCAAGGAAGTTGTCCTGGTACTCTTGAACGTTCGTCTTGCCACCAGCAACATATTCCATGTTGAACATCACGTTGGGGTTGTTGAGCATTCCGAGTTCTTGTAGTTCTGGCTTTATGGCCGGTAGAGCAGAGTTGAAGATATCTAGAACCTTGCCTCCACGTTCTATCATGCCATGGCCAGGACCGAATCTGGATTCGAGGTCGGCCTTGGTTACTCCTCTTACGTCAAGTGGCTTGTTCGAACCTCTGTCAATAACGAACTGCTTGACACCATCAACTGTTGCGAGCCTTATGCTTGCGTTGATTCCGTCTATCTTGACGCTGGCGTGTGTTGGGTTCTTGGCGAGGTAGATGGCTGCTCTGCCAAACAGTTCGACCAAGTCTTTACCGGACTTGACCGATTCAACATCGAAGGGATGAGCCATGTGGCCAGCTGCACCACCTTCAGCTAGTTGTTGAAGGTGTTCTACCACAAGGACTCTGGTCAAGAGTCTTATGAGTTTGTGTGTTCTGTCATTCATGAGTGATAACTAGGCTAGTTATGGCCATGACTAAGTCTGCAGTGAAGAAGATTGGGCTGTTCCCTGGTTCGTTCAAGCCTATGCACATAGGACACTTTTTGAGTGTGTTGGCGGCGAAGGAATCCGTTGACAAGCTATATCTGTTTCTGTCTGAACAAGACAGAGTGCGTCCTGGGGAGTTTCCTCTCAGCGGCAAAGTAGCGAAGGAATACGTTCAGAAGTTCATCCAGCCTGTGCTTGAGAGCAAGGGTGTCGAAGTGGTGTTTGTTCCTGGCTCTCCTGTTGGTACCACCTTCCAGTTTATCAAGGACAACATGGACAAGCCTGTGGACTTTTATCTGTTCGCTGGTCCCGAAGACATTGAAGGCAGGTACAGCCTGGACAAGCTTCAGAAGCTCTATCCAACACTTGCAGCAGAAAGCCGTATTCACCCTGTAGCGCTGAAGGAAGTGCAGCTACCATCTGGCAAGCGCATCTCTGGAACCATGGTAAGACAAGCTCTTACGAACGGTGATGCGAAGCTGTTTGCTTCGCTGCTGCCTGATATTCCCGAGTTGAAGAAGGCCGCTTCAACCATCATGCAGTCGTTCGTCGCTGCTAGCAAGGAACTTACAGCGAAGGCAGAGAAGCCAAAAGCACCGAAGGTCAAGAAGTTGGCAGAAGTGGTTTCTCGGGTTCTGTTCGAGGAAGTGGGCAGGCTTGTTGTTGAAGGTAAGTTTCCTGCCAAGTGGGAGAAGGTTATTCTTGCACTCAAGGATGAGTACGGAGACCCAGCGAATGCGAAGACCCCGGAAGAGCGTCAACGCCTAGGAGCTCTGGTGTATGGAACGGTTCACAGACTCATGAAGCGTGGCAAGAAGAAGGCGAAGAAGTAGATTCCTAGGAAATACTGGCGCTAGTTATGTGCATCCATCATGGCGTCAACCTTCAACACAACTCTCCATCCAACACCGTTTGGCTTCTACGACAAGTACACTCTGTTCCAGAGTGATGCTGACAGCCTTGTTACGTTCGTGTTCAGGCGTCTTGGAGAAGACGTTCTGGGTGTTGAGCTGACCAAGCCTATGGTTTGGTCATGCTTTGAGGAAGCAACAAGAGAGTTCAACAGCAAGATGATTGAGTACCAGAACATCTCGAACTTGGCGAACCTCATGGGAATGCCAACCGGTTCGGTTGACTCCAACGGAGTCAACAACATCAACATCACCAACATGTACGTTCAGCAGAACCTTGAGTTCCTGAACTCTCTTGCTGCCCCATACGCAGGTATCATCGGGTACAGTCAGACTGAACAGACTTATCTTGGTTACATGAACCTCACAGGCAGCAGGCAGGACTATGACTTGTACACAGAGCTGTTTGATGGAAACGGAACTGGACAAACGTTGTTCGCCCTGCAGCCTTCAGGCTCTGTCGGAACCATGGAAGTTGTCGAGGTGTTCCACAACGCCCCAGTGCAGTACATGTTCAACTCGAACCTTGCTTCGAACTTCGTTGCTTCAGGACTTCCTGTTGAAAGCTATATCCCAGACACAAGGTTCTATGTGCTGCCGCTGTTCGAAGACGTTCTGCGTTCAAGCATGTTGAAGACAGCGCAGAAGATGAGAAGGTCTCACTTCAGTTACAAGATAGTTGGAAGGACTATTCGCATTTATCCAACTCCTAGCGTAATCACTCCCAACTACAACAGCAGGTTCTGGATAAGAGTGAGATACGGCAAGTCTCCTTTTCCAACCATCGCTTCAACACTTGTTGCAAGTGGTTCCAGCTACTACACAACTGGTGCCGGAGTCTCTGGTTCTTATCAGGATGACAAGATTTATGGCGTCAACGGTCCATTCAACGCTCCGTTCGGTCCACTGAACTACAACTCACTGAACATCTGGAGTAGGAACTGGATTGCTCAGTACACTCTAGCTCTTGCAACAGAACTCCTAGGAAGAGTGAGAAGCAAGTTCAAGGAGATTCCTGTGCCCGGTACGTCTATATCCCTGAACGGTGAAGACCTTGTAACTGCCGGTAGAGAAGATAAAGAGAAACTCTTGACGACTCTCAAGGAAACGCTCGACAACCTTACATATGACAAGATTGCTGAGCGTGAAGCTACGAAGGCTGAGAACACTGTAAAAATGCTCGGATACACGCCTATGAGTCCGAAAGTGGCCCTAACAATGTATTGATTTGTTTACCGTTCGAATAGTGGTATGCTTGTTCGGTGATATTCAACAGCAATGAACACGGTCACTTGGGTGGCATTTACCAAATCACCAACACGCATACGGGCAGAGTGTATATTGGGCAAACGAATCGGTTCAGAAACCGTTGGCAGAATCATTGTCGTGACCTTATGGGTGGTAACCATTCGAATCGATTCTTGCAGGCCGATTATAACAAATGTGTCACGCTCTTAGGACACGACAACTTCCTTCTGTTCTGCGTACTGGAGGTTATGGTTGGGGCGTCGAAAGAAGAAAGAAACGCCGCCGAAGAGCGACGTATCTCAAACGTATACCGACTTATCTTAGAGGATGGAACACGAGCATGCTACAACTGCACCGAAATAATCCGAGGAGAATGGCGGGCATGTCATTCGAAGACGCCAACGGAAACAAGTGCCAAGCAAAGCGAAGCCATGAAGAAAAAGTGGCAAGAACCCGGTTTCAAAGAGAAAGTGGCCATCAAACGAATGGCGGCCATGGATACGCCGGAATATAAGGCGAAAGCTTCTAAACATGCCAAACGGCTATGGGAAAGCGAAGAACATCGTGCAGCCATGTCCGTTCTAATGCAAGAACGAATGAAAGACCCTAACCAAAGGAAAGTTGCTATAGCGGCTCTCAGCGATCCAGCAAATCAGGCAAGGCGGACCAAAGCTATCAACGAAAGAATCGCATCAGACCCAGTGTTCAGGGCCAAAAAGCAAGAACAGGCCCGAAAGAACATCGCCAACAGAAATAGCACGCAGCCGGTAAAGACATATGGCTCGCTGTTGGCGCCTGATGGCACGATATATCACAACATTTCACATGTGCCAACGTTCGCCAAGGAACATGGGCTTTACAAGCAAGGGCTTTACGCCCTGCTTCATGGAAGGCTGAAAACCCACAAGGGCTGGAAGCTCCTTGTTGCTTCCGAAGAAGTGGGCCACGAATCATCCATAGTTATCATCACAGAAAGCTAGGGTATTCCCATTCCACGCCTCTTTGTCGGACAACGTGAGATACAGTTCATCAACGACATCACGAAAGAAGTGATAAAGGACGTTGTTGGACAGACAATCCAGTATTACCCCTTGAGCACTGTCAAGAGTGCTGTTCACGCTGTTTACAACGAAGCGGTGAAGAAGGTGTTTGAGCGTCCGATAAGACTAAACGCTCTTGTGGGCCAGCCAGAATGGTCCAGCAAGACAACAGCGTTTGGTCCGGACCAGGAGGCGAAGCTTGAGGTTCTAATCCAGTACAAGGACTTGGTTGACAAGGGGTTCTATCCATCCGAGGGTGACATGTTCTCCTACGGTGACGTTCTGTTCGAGGTTCTTACCTTCACCAACATGAACAACATCTTCGGACTTGAAGAGCACGACAACTCTTGGAAGATAACGGCAAGAACAGCAAGGCTTGGACAGCTTGACCCGAACAGTTTCCCATTGCCCACCAAAGCCGCTGGAGGGGGTGCGCAGACGATCTTTGAGCAGCAGAGAGGTCTTCCTGTGTCTAGCACAGGGGAAGCCACTGGAGACGTTCGTGAGCTCAGGAACAGGCTAGGACATCAGATGCCTGACATTGCTCTTGGAACAGGAGCGAAGAGGGTAGAACCTGGGAATGACGCTTCACCTTCAGGAGACTTCATTCAAGAGGATGCTGCAAGCTCTTTCAACAACGATCCTATGCCAGCGAAGAAGGGAATATATGACGAATGACAACAAGACAGAACGTTCCCTATCGTGAAGACAAGGGACAGGTTGATACTGGGTATGACACTCTCGGAAATGATCCGTCAACGTTTTATGTTCCTTCCTGTGGAATTGAAGACGTTGACATAGCCGTGCATTCTCTGTTCGACAAGGATATCAAGTTCCAAAACAAGGCTATAACAACAGGAAACAACGAACAGATAAACGTACGCAAGCCTTTTGTTCTTATGGCTACGGGTGAGAGGTTTGCTCTTGCTAAGAGACTGAAGCCGTTCAGAGACAAGAATGGTGTGTTGATACTTCCAGCCATCTCTATTCGTAGAACAGGCATTGAACAGCAAGGTGGGGACTTGTTTCCTGGAGAGTTGGTCATCAAGAGAAGGTATGACGTGACAGATGGAGACTACCAGTCTCTTATCAACACACTAAATTTGAAACACATGTCAACACCTCCAACGTCTCTACGGGGGAACGTTGGATCGGCAGCAGAACTACCGTCACTGAAGGAAGGCATGTTGTTGGATGACAAGCCTGGGACACTACGAAACAACCACGTCTACGAAGTCATCTCCATACCATTCCCACAGATGTTCACGGCGACGTATGAGATCGTGTTCTGGACGGCTTATACACAGCACATGAACTATCTGATTGATACGCTACTAGCGAACCAACTGTCTCCAGGCAAAGGGTTCTATCTCAAGACTGACAAGGGTTATTGGTTTGGGTCTACTCTGGACCCGACACTTTCAGCGCAGGACAACTTCGAAGACATCACAGACCAAGAGAGAATTATCAAGTACAGTGTAACCCTGACAGTAAGAGGTTACCTGCTTGCTCCTCAAGGCGAGGGACAGAGAGTGCCATTCAAGAGATACTTGTCGGCACCAACAGTGTCATTCGAAGTCTCGGACCCAGGTGACAGCTTCGTTGGGGAAACACGTAACCAAGACAACTTCAACGAAACCAAGGATGGGTTGGTGGACACCAATCCGTTTATTCTTTCCGACTTGGAACTAGACCCTGCAACGAAACCAAAACCAACCACACAGCAAAAGTACCTCTACAGAAGAGAATACACGGACAGAAACGGCAACAAACAGTCGAAGGTCATCTCCCAGACCAGCAGGTATCAGAAGAACGGTGAAACCGAGTACACCGCCTCTGATGAACAGTCTCTTATGGAGTTCTTCAACGGCACAAGGAAATAGGTACATAGTTTCCTAGGAATATCACAGGACCAGGAAACAGGCCACCTATCTCTATTTATCCCGTAGAACTTTCACACAGCTCAAAAAGCGAGGATAAATCATGGCAGAAATCGTATTGAAGGCTCCGAACTACTTCGACAGGGAGTTTGACCTTACAGAGAGAGAGACTCCGGTGGGTGGTGTTCCTGCCACTGTGATTGGGGCGGCAGAGAAAGGCCCAGCCTTCATTCCAGTGAGTCTTGGAAGCTACACTGATTTCGCTGACAAGTTTGGTTCAGTTGACCCCAAGTTCGTTGGTGGATATGCAGCTCAGAAGTTCCTTGAATCCAAGGGTTCAGAGCTAGCATCGGTGAACTACATCCGTGTTCTCGGCTGTGGTGCCAACAGCTCATCTGCAGACATCTCGAACACCATGGTAAGTGGAACGGTTGTCAATGCAGGCATGAAGGTCGTAGGTAATGGAACAGAGTTCGCTGGTGGCGCACTGCAAGGCGTTGTACAGTTCCTTGTAGCAAAGCACTCAGTGCAGACAAACGAAGTCTACGGATATCCTGACTTCACCAACAACGACAGCTACGATGTAGATGGAAGCGCTCCTGACAACGCACACCTTGTAAGAGCCGTGTTGTTTACAACCCCGGACTCAAGGTTTCTTGTGCTCTCTGGTGCTGGTGGAGCAGTGTTTGATGCGTCAACCATCTCGGCAGGCACACAGAACTATCAAGCAGCCAAGGCTGGAACGACAGGCATCCTTCAGGACATGTTCAAGCTTGTGTTGAGCACAAGCGCTGGCTCAACCTTTGCAAGCGATGACGGTCTTGCTGGAATCAAGGTGTTCTCAGCATCCCTTGACCCAAGCAGCGACAAGTACGTGGGCAAGATTCTAAACACCAACCCAGAATACTTCGTTGAGAAGAAGCACTTGTTGTACGTCCACTATCCAGTTGACGCACAGGTTGCCGCTCTTCAGACAAGTGCCGACCTTCCAACCGTAGCAGTGCTCTCCGGCTCCAGCAACGCCAACAGCCTTGGCCTTCAGTACAGAGATGTGTTCGGCTGGTACAACACACGCTACAAGGCACCGAAGTCTCCATACTTCATCTCACAGCCGTTCGGTAATATCGAGTATGACTTGTTTTATACCGAAGCACTAGATGATGGTGCGTACGCTGGAAACAAGATCAAGGTAAGCATCTCGAACCTGCTTGCTTCCACGAACCCAAACACACAGTTCGGAACCTTTACGCTGACAGTGAGAGCTTTCGAGGACAGTGATGCAGACCCACAAGTCCTTGAAGTGTTCAACAACCTGTCGCTCGATCCACAGAGTGACAACTATGTGGCCAAGGTCATTGGTGACAAGAAGGCTGTGTTCAACTTCGACGCTGTTGAGGTTGAGGACCGTGGAGCGTTGGTTACAGGCAAGTACGGCAACCGTTCGAAGTATGTTCGTGTTGTGACCAGTGCCCAGCTTGATGCTGGAGAAGTGCCAGAGAAGGCTCTGCCATTCGGTTTCCATGGTCACCAGATGCCGCTTACGAACGTAGCATTGACTGACCAAACAGGCAGCGTAGCTCTTGGAAGCACAAGAATCACAAGCGTGTCGTGTTCTGCTGGTGGAGCGCCGAACCTTTCTGGTTCGATTGTTCCTCCAGTTCCATATCGCTTCACCATCACACGCAACTCTCTTGCCACAAGCGGCATTGCAGGCAGCCCAGGAACACAGACCATTCTGGATAGCAGGATGTACTGGGGCGTGAAGTTCGAGAGAAACAACGGTAGCGTTCTGAACGTCAACGTGAATGACGAAATCAACCCTATCGTTGAGAACTTCTCGAAGTTCGTGGGAATTCAAGAGCTTGGTGTTATCACCACAGGCTCGCAGTCCGACACCTTGAACAACAACAAGTTCTCGCTTGCCAAGGTTGCTCTGTCGAACACATCCCTTGCTGGAGTGACAGCCAGTGCAGCAACACACATGCGTGAGGCTGCTTACTTGAGGAACGCCACAATCGATCCAACAAGCTATGTCGCTTCGAACTACAGCAACCGTGTGACACTTGCAACCCTGCTCAACAGCAGCAGCGCAACGACATTCAACACATACTCTCAGTTCGCCAAGTTCACAACGTTCTTGCAAGGCGGCTGGGATGGTGTAAACATCTTCGACAGGCAAGCCGCTAGGTTCAGCGATCGTTCGACATCGGACGACGTTGGCGCCAACAGCACATATGGCCTTGCAAACGCCAGCTATGTCTCTCCAGGAGCGCCAACAAGCGTGAACTACACTGGTGCTGGTACAGCGAACAGCAATGTTGTTGCTTACAAGACAGCTGTAGATGTTGCAACCAACCCATCGATTGCCAACAACAACATCCTCGTTATCCCTGGACAACGTGACCCACTGGTGACGGACTATGCTCTGGAGAAAAACCTAGAGTTCGGCCTTAGCTTCTATCTCATGGACATCCAGCAATATGACCAGTCCGGTACAACCTCTGGTCGTATCTTTGATGGAGAGACAGGTAAGACCATCTCTATCACACAGACAACCAACGCATTCGTCAACCGTGCGCTGGATAACAACGCAGCAGCAGCGTACTTCCCATCGGTTGTTGTGGAAGACACAGTGAACACCAGGAAGGTTACTCTTCCCGCCTCTGTGGCTGCTGTGGCAGCTCTGGGATACAACGACAGAGTGAAGTTCCCTTGGTTCGCACCTGCAGGCTTCGACCGTGGTTCCTTGAACTTCGTGTCGATGACAGCAATCAGAGTAAACCAAGTCGACAGAAACTCGTTGTTCGATGCGAACATCAACCCAATCGTCAAGTTCCCAACGGCAAACTATGTGTTCTTCTCGCAGAACACGCTCCAGCAGAATGACACGGCTCTACGTTCCATCAACGTCAAGCGTATGGTTCTGGAAGTCAAGCGTCAGATGGTGGCCGTAGGAAACCGTATCTTGTTCGAACAGAACACACCAGCACTACGTCAGAGAATGATTGACGAAGCCTCATTGATTCTAAGCTCTGTTCAACAGAAGCAAGGTATCGAGAAGTTCGCTGTTATCTGTGACAGCAGAAACAACACAGCCGAGGATGTCAGAAGCAACCGTATGAACGTACAAATTCGTTTGCTCCCAACAAGGGCTATCGAATATGTCATCATGGACTTCATTGTGACACCGTCTGGCGTGCAGCTCGGCTGATAACATCAACCACCTGTATTCTGCCTGAGAAACTCCCATGTGTTCCATGGGAGTTTTTTTGTGTCGTCCTAGTTATCGAACGACAACCTTTATAGGAAGGCAGAATAACCAACATGGCAAGTACGTTTAGAAGCCCCGGTGTGATAACCAACGAAGTTGAGGTTACTGGGCCAGCAGTAAAAACTCCGTCAGGCACACCAGCGTGTGTTGTGTCTCCAACAGTGAAGGGACCAGCGTTCGTACCAACAACCGTCACGTCCTTGCCTGAGTTCGTTGCAACGTTTGGTGGTGCTAGCACGGACACGCCCAACGGCTATCTTGCCGCAAGGGAATGGTTCACCAACACTTCCGTTCCACTAGTTCAGATCAGAACACTTGGAGCTGGAACTGGTGCAACACGTAACGGTGACGGAACTGTTTCTGGTTCTGGATTCGTTGTTGGTGCTCAGCAGCCTGTTGAGAGCAGCGGTGGTGCCCTAGGGCATAACCCGTATGCAAACACAGGAAACGTGACAGGTTCTGTTTACGTTCTCGGTTGCTTTATGTCGGAGAGTGCTGGCAGCACTATCTTCTCTGACGCTAGCCTTCAGACGACCACAGGATCGGTTCCAATCGTCCGTGGCGTGTTGTTCGCACCATCGGGTGTCATTCTGAGACTGAGCTCTGCTGCGTCTCCTAGTGCGGCTCCTGCGTCTTACTTCGTGCCTACCGAAGCTGTGTTCTCTGGTGCCTTCACTGGTTCCGTTGATATCTCTAGCGGCAAGCAGTCGTTCGTTCTGTTGATGAACGGACACAAGGGAACGGACACGAGATATCCAAACGTGTTGACGGCCAGCTTCGATCCACAGGCTGTGAACTACTTTGCAAACGTGTTCAACACGGACCCACTGAAGACACAGGAAGCTGGACACCTTCTTTACAGCGCATTTGATGTGTACTCAGCACTTGCAGTTCCTACCGGTTCTGGTGTTATCGTTGCTGCTTCGGGTTCTGCCTTCGGTGCTGTTCAGAACATTGCGTTCTTGACACCCACCTCTGGTGCTGCTGCTACCCACACATCAAACGTTGGAAGCTCAATCACACCGAACTACGAGAACTTCGAAGATCGTTACGGCCATGCTTTCTCTCCGTGGGTTATCTCCCAGAACTTCGGTGGTACGTACTACAACCTGTTCAAGTTCCATCACAGGAGCGACGGTGAGGCAAGCAACTCGGATGTGAAAATCTCCATCATGAACATCCAGCCAGGAACAGCAACTCAGCCATATGGCAAGTTCGACGTTCTTGTTCGTAGGCTTACCGACAGGGATGAGACCGGAGCTTCTGTAATCCTTGAGACGTTCTCGAACTGCTCTCTTGACCCAGAAAGCCCAAACTACATTGCCAAGAGAATCGGAACCGAGAACTCGTACTTTGACTTCGACACTGACACAGCCTCTCAGAGAGTTGTCACTGTTGGTGCAGAGTCTAACCGCTCACGTTATGTGAGAGTTGAGATGGCTGACATCGTTGAAAACATGGATATCGACAGCTCTGCTGTTCCATTCGGTTTCCGTGGTCCACAGCACTTGGTTACCGGTGGATCTTCTTCTCTTGTTGACCTTCGCCAAGGCGACCTGATCAACACAGGGAACCCATACTTTGCAACCAACATCCTTGGACACAAGCCGCTCTACAAGGCTGCTCAGCCTCCTATCCCAATGCGCTTGAACTTGAAGAAGGCAGCTGCTAGCGCAGGTGTCGACACCAACCTGTTCTGGGGTGTTCAGTTCCAGAGGCAGACAAGCGTAACCGACATCAACGGCAGCGCACTGTTCAACCCAAGCATCTTGGGATACAGCAAGTATTACCCGAACCTAACAGGCTCATCGAACGTGCAGATGGCTGTGTTCGACAACACAGGAACAGCTGCAACAGCGGCAAGCAACATTCTTGATTCCGACGCTTTCAACAACAACCTGTTCTGCTTGGACAAGGTGAAGGTTGTGACTGGAAGCAATGGTCTTCCAGACGTAAGTGCAACAGCCGTGTTGAGCTGGAGCTACGTGCGTGCAGGCAACATTGTTGCAAGTCACGCAACAAAGACAAGAGCGTTGGCCGTAAACGACCTTACAGGCAGCGCATCTATCCAGTCCCTTGCCAAGTTCTCGTTCTACCTCGAAAGAGGATTCGACGGTGTTCGTATCTTCAACAGCGACACACGCTACATGAAGAACGCCGCCATCACACAAGAACTCGACAACACAAGCCGTGGTCTGACCAACGGTGCGACTGTCCAGTCTTACCTCAAGGCTCTTGAAGTGGTAAGCGACGTGAACGACCTAGACGTTCAAGTTCTTGCCGTCCCAGGAGTGAGAGCAAGATATGTTACAGACAACGCTATCAGCACTGTTGAACAGGACCGTTTCGACTGCTTCTACATCATGGATGCAGAGCAGTACGACGCTCTTGGCAACAACCTCACTGGTTCGTACACCAACGTGTCCGTAACACAGACAGCCCAGCAGTTCAACACAAGAGCAGTCAATAGCTCGTTCGCTGCAACCTATTTCCCAGACACCAACATCCGTCTAGACAACGGAACAGTGTTTGAGAAGGTTCCACCATCAGTTGCAGTGCTTGGAGCGTTCGGCAAGAACGATGCCGTTGGACAGCCCTTCAACGCTCCTGCAGGCTTCACCAGAGGCACGCTGGCAAACGTCTCAGACTTCTCCGTTGCTCTCAACAAGTCGACCTCTGACACCCTTTACGTGGCAAGAATGAACCCTCTTGTCAGCAAGCAGGGAGTTGGACCAGTTGTGTGGGGACAGAAGACCCTGTTGAACAAGGACAGCTTGCTAAACAGAGTGAACGTGAGAAGACTTCTTATCGCTCTTCGCAGAGAGATTCGTCAAGTTGGAAACAGGTTCATGTTCGAGCCAGCAAGAGAAGCGACACTGGAAGCCTTCCAGGCGGCAGTGAAGCCTATCGTGTCCAGATACCAAGCACAAGGTGGTGTTGAGAAGTTCCTCGTGAAGATCGACACTTCCACAACCACTCAGTCTGACCTCGACAACAAGACCATCAAGGGTAAAATCTTCATCGTTCCAACAACTTCCCTTGAGTTCTTGAGCATCGAATTCACTGTCAGCAACAGGGCAAACTTCGTCACCGGTTGAATATCGCAGGAAACATCTAGTTAGCATACAAGCAGGAGAATAACACACCATGGCTCAGACACTCGACACACCAGAGATGCTTCCAGCTCCATTCACACCACTGATGAAGCGTCAGTTTATCTTCACAATCGAAGGTATCGATGCGTTCTTGGTGAAGACAGCTGCAAGACCAGAGATTACAACCGAAGAAGTTACAATCAACTGGCTGGGTAGCACAAGATACATCGCTGGAAAGACAACCTTCGGAACACTGTCGGTTACACTCCACGATCCAATCATGCCTTCGGGCGCTCAGCAAGTCATGGAATGGTCAAGACTCTGCTTCGACTCAGTGTCGGGCAGAGGCGGCTATCCAGACTTCTACAAGCGTGACATTCAGATCAAGATGATTGACCCAGTAGGAACAGTAGTTCAGCTCTGGGACATCAAGGGCGCTTTCTGCACAAGCATGAACTTCGGCGACCTGTCATATGACAGCACTGCTGATATGGCAGAAATCACACTAACAATCCGCTTCGACAACATGGCAATGCAGTTCTAGTCCCTGGTTTTTCCAAGCCAAGCGTTTTCTCTTCGCACATACTCGAATGGATGGAAACGATTTACAGTTGCCCAGAACCAGAGTGTCTCAAGTCTTTCTCTTCAATGGTTTCCCTCTCGGCTCACTATCGAAAGGGACATGGAAGGACATCCAAGCTGTTGTATATGGCGTTGCATACTGGTGGGGCACCAAAGTGCTGCGAGTGTGGCTGTGGAGAAGAGACGAAGTTTCTCGACATAACGAGAGGGTTTAGTAGCTATAAGGTTGGCCATAGTTCTCGTATTGTCAACAACTTCCAAACAGCGAAGTCTGTTGAGAACTCCCTGAATACCAGAAGAGCCATGATTGAAACGGGAGAATGGAAACCGTTTGTTTCTAACGACACGGGCCAACGCTGGTCGAAGGGAAAGACGAAAGAAACTGACGACCGAATCAAAAAGGCCGTAAAAGACATTTCACCCGAAGAAAAGTTGCGACGCTCTGAAACTATGAAACGGGCCTGGAAGGAGGGACGCATAACGCCTCTTGTTGGTGCTCAACATCCTGGATGGAAGGGTGGCGTTTCTGGTCTCGTTACAAGTTGCCATGCGAACCGAAGACTTTACACGGAATGGAAGTATCCGTTGTTGGTTGCTGCCGGGTTCGCATGTTCTCATTGTGGGGTCAATAGAGGTCCATTCGAAGTTCATCATGACAAGGAACGTATGGCTGCCATCGTTCATAAAATAGCCATGGCACATGGATGGAATGACTATTATGCTCTAGCACCCGCTGAAGAGTCCCACGAATTGAAGTCGACCATCGTTGAAGCTGTCGCATTCCATCACATAGCTAACAAGGTAAGTGGCCTTGTGTTGTGTGAAGGGTGCCACGAACAAGAGCATAACAAATACAATTTCTAGTCACTATAGTGTTGTACGGTTGATGACAGCCTGTTCGGGCTGTTTCCTGTGCAACATAATGGTTGAATATCCCATCAATAACCGCTATAATGTTCTCTATGAACAATGAAGCGCTGGAAGATGGGTCTATGGTGTGTGTCGCTAGCGATGAGTTGACTCCGGAAACGGAGCTCAACCCGTTTGACTGGCGTGGGTTTTCTCGTGTTGACTTGTGGAGACACAAGGTGGCAGCACTAGTTCAGAAAGCCAAGTGCTATCTGCTCGGGTATGGGCATCGATGGGAAGTGGTTGTCAGACCATGGAATCTGTCGAGGATTCAGTCCGTTGAGGACTACAGGAAGTACCGAGCAGGAAGACTTCGGTGTGTATGCTGTGGAGAGATGTACTTCGTCAAGGACGCTGACTTGACCGAACAAGAAGGTGTGCTGTACAAATTCAGAACGAACATCCTGTACAAGTATTACCCGAACTATAGTTCTAAGCAGAACAAGTAGCGTTTCGTTGAGCCTCTTGTAGTTATTGACTACATACACAAGAGGTATCAACAGATGAAACAGAAGAAGTCGGCCAACAAGCTCGTTCAAGACGGCAAGCTCAGAGCTGCCAAAGGTTTTGAGCCTGTGCTTGTTGAAGCCAAGAAACTATCTAGAGTGCTAGCTGAAAGCAAGACAGCCAAGCCAGAAGCTATGTTGGCCGCCAGCAGAAAGTCTTTGAAGCTGCTCAGGGAGTACAACAAGCTTACCAACAGGTACGTGGGTTATCTCATTCTGGAGTTCTATTCTCCAGAGGAGAAAGAAAAGGTCATGGCGTTCGGCAAGGCGATTGCTGAAGTGTTCAAGGCCAACAGAGACAACGTCTTGGGAAGATATCTGAAGGGCCTCCAGCTCGGTCAAGCTATGCAAGCCATGAGGGACATTGATGGTATCTCTTCGAAAGAGCAGGGAGCACAGGGGGGCACTGGCGCTCTTACATCCGACAGACAAGGCAAGATGGACCTTATCGCTGATGTGCTTGCTGGAGCCACAAGGTTCTTCACAGGCTATCAAGCTTTGTTCGGTTCAGAACAGTCCGCAGAAGCTCTGAAGAAGGCAGCAACATCGAAGGGTGGAATGTTTGCTAAGCTTCGTGGCAAGGATTTGAAGGGCATTGTAGCCTCGGCGTTCAAGGGCCTAGACATCGATCCAGGTATTCTTGCTTCTGAGATTGCTGAAGACCCATCGCTTGTTGATCGGAACTTGGCCGTTCAAGCCAGAGTGTTCTCTGCCCTTGAAGGTGTCCCAGAGATGGCCGCCATGGCTCGTAAAGGGCTCAAGAAGTCAGTTGGACAGATGCTAGCAGGAATCATCGGTGGTGCTTCGTATGCACCCGCAAGCCGCTCTGGCTTCGGAATGTCCGAAGCTAGCAAACCCAGCAACGGCAAGAAGTGATATCACCATGACAACAGTCAAGAAAATCACAGGAGTTGAGCTGCAGAAGCTTGTGCGTTCCATCGTGAAAGAAAGCATGGACGCTACGATGCTTACAGCTGGAGAGGATGGTAAGCTTCGTGCTTACTTGAAGAAGGTAGAGTCGTTGATGAACGAGACCTTCGAGAAGGCTGACAAGCTGGCTGAAGAGGGTGAGGCTCTTATTGTGGAGAACTATCTCAGCAACCCCACAGCAGCAGAACGAAAGCGTGTTGTCATGACAATGATTGGTTATCTACGTCAGGTCAGAAACAACATGGGAGACATTCTCAAGCTCAAGAAGCTTGTGGGCTGATTGTTGCACAAACCTTCAGTCTAGTTGACTGATTGTGTGTCGTCGCCCTTGTCCCGAGCACTAACCTTGAGAGCAAGGTTTTCAATGTAGTCAACAAGCCGTCCAGCAAGACCCTTGACTTGGTGCTCCCCTTTTATTTTCAACTTGTCGACTACGCTCTCTCCACGGGCGACCGCACCACTTGCAAGTCCATGACCAACGGTGTAAGAAAGCAAGTGTATCACAAGAACCAAGTACGCAACCTTCGAAAAGGTTATGTGTGCCGTGCTTGGCAGAAAGGTCAACTGGATAAGGTGCAGCATGAGGGACACATAGAGCCAACTGGCCAAGTCCTTCACTGCATGAACTATGCCGATGATGAGTAGGGACTGCTTGAGGGCTGCTTTATCTTTTTCTTCTGGGTTTGCCATGGCTCTACAATAGCGTTCGGATAAAGACAAACCCATGAGTTTTTGACTAGTAGTTATGCCATATGAGCAGGACGAAGCGTTCAGCAGCCCAGGGCGAGTTGTTTGTTGTTGAGAATAAGCCTGGAATGGACGGCGTGGTTGTTGGACAGCTCTACAAGCTCTCCGATATATGGCAGCTATCTCATAGAACCATGGGAAAGCCGTTCCTTGTGCTGAGCATCGAGCGGGACTACAAGGTGTCGATGTTCAGAAGGGAATCACAAACGCATGTGTGTGCATGCACGATTCTGAACGTTGAAGGCGCTGTGGTAACGATTCTGTGCTGTCCTGGCGATCTTGTGCCTGTTGAGACGTAGGAGAAGGTATATGTCCTTGAGTGTGCATCGACACTTGATACCGGGAGTCCTCTACAGAGTCATGTACGTGGGTCAACCGAAACATGTGTGTGAAGGGGCTAGATGCACGATTCCAGGATGTTTCGGTTGGCCTCTTCACAAGCAGATATACGTAAGCAAGACGCTTGGTGACGATATCGATGACCTGGGCTTTACCCTTGATGATGGTTCCTGCCTTGTGTTCTTGTCGGCTGAGAGCTTGGTAAGGACATACGTCGGACACTGGTCCATGGACCTTGAAGACATAGACGCTTGCTATGAAAGAGAGACCGTCGTATACTTCAGGTTCTTGTACCAGGACACGTTCATCTACATCCGAGAAACAGAAAGTTGTGAATATGTACGTATCCAGTAGCATCCACGCCATTTATTCGGCTAGCACCATAGTTGTTCTTACCATGGTTCTGGCTCTTGTCATATGGGCAGAGTACAGAGCGTTAGGAAAGAAGAGCGTATAACACCATGCCAGAACTTACCGATGCAGAACTAGCCAACCATCCTGTTCCTTCGTGGCTTGACCTGTCCACAGAAATCAAGACACCTGGACAACCAGAAGCTTACAAGAAGCTTGGCAACAATCCCAAGGCGGCAAGGTTCATTGCCTACTGCATGGGTCAACTCCTGAACAACGGGCTTGTTGATACACCAGAGCAAGCCTTCGAAGTCGTTGGAAACTTGATAGCTGAAACAGGTTGGGGTAGGTCATGGAACGGCTGGAACTTCGGTGGCTGGAAATGTGTTGAAGCATGGGCCAAGGCTTACAAAAAGAAGAACGGCGTCGGAGCTCCATGGTTTCGTGCTAGAGGACATGTGAAGAGCGGAGATACACCTGTAGTCTTTTATAGAGGGTTCTCTAGTGGCAGCGAGTTCATCGAACAGTGGATTGCTAAGTTCGTGCCCGTCGAAGGCACTGTTGCCCCCACAGAGCGCTATTACAAGACAGGCAAAGCATTCTGGGCCGGTGGTGACTGGTTCAGAGAACTGTGCCTGTCGGGCTACAAGGGTGCTGTCACCCAGAAAGCCCCAGACAAGTCCGTTCAGGCTCATGTTGCTATTGTAAAGAGAGCGAAAGTCATGTACGCACAGTGGTCACTTGGCCTAACAGCTGATGGCATGTGGGGCAAGCAGTCAAAAGAAGCGGCAAAACAACGCATGCTCACGCTCGATCCCGTCACTGGTTTCTTGACCGCAGGAAGCCTCGAACAGCTAGTGTTGAATTCCGTCAGGCAAACACCAACTCAGCTGTGAGCCACTAGTTATTTCACACACACCATGGCAATACACAAACAACTACTACACGAGATGAAGGCCCCAGCGGAGATTCTAGAGGAAGCTGCAGCTGCAAACACATACGTCAAGCACTATCCAGCTTTCTATAGACGAAACGATGTGCAAGACGACTTCGTGTCCATCTCAAGGTTCTTGAGAATGATGCTTCCGGAAGCCAAACTCTTGTCCCAACATGTTGGCCCCAACATCTCGACAATGAGATTTGACGTGTCTCAGAGCAAGGAAGTTGTTCTAGAACAGCTGCTTGCAAAGCACGGCTACGTCAAGTACAGAAAAACCAAGTGAAGCATGCTTGTGTGCTATGTGTAGTTAGAGTTATACTCCTCTACAACACATAAGGTACACATCATGACAACCCAGAAACTCAAGACCAGACAAGCTCTCATCGAAGAGCGCTTTGGTCGTGCAAGACAAGGAAGTGTTCAACAAAACACTGCCGCCACAATCAACGACCCTTACATCAAGAGCATCGTTGAGAAGTATCAGCATGCTCCTCATTATGGGCCTGCCCATGCCAATGGTTCAACGGACCCCAGGGTTGCAAGCAACACAGAGATTGAAGTTGACATGGCCATGCTTCAACAAGCAATCATGAGGAAGCAGCAAGAGTTCCAGAGCCAGACGGGAGCCAGCTTGACAGCTGACGAAGCCCTAGGCTCCGTTCCTCCTCAGTTTCGAGCAGCTGCAGCCTCCATCGCTTCAGGACAGTTCGCTTCGAACAACTCCATGAAACCTGCGCAACCAACACAACCCTTTCTCCCTGGAACGGGTCAGCGCCAAGATTCAATGCCGCAAGCCATGCAACAAACTGCTCCTCTCCCCGGCATGCCTCAACCACACCAGCAAGCACAACAGTCTAGACAAGTCCAACTCAAGGAAGGGTTCACTGTCTACCACGTTGTTCAGCAAGGATTCGGAAGTGGTCTTGCTCTTGTGAAGCCCGTTGGCTCCGTTTCAAGACAGCTAGCAGAACAGATTCTGATTATGCAGTCCATGGTTGACGCTTATGTGGTTCACCCACACCAACAGTCCATCAACCTTCAAGAAGCAGAACGAAACAAAGTCAAGATGTTCTCTATCGCTGTGCCTCCCATGATATCCCCATACCCGCTGCTGGTCGAACAAGCAGCCATCGTGGCTGGGGGACAACAACCCCAACAAAATGGAAGGCAGCTCATCACAGACTCCAGAGCGTATAGGCAACCGCAACCCCAGCGACCACAGCCTCAACATGTCGAAGCAAGGCCCAACCAACCCGGAATGCTTCGAGAAACACCTTGGAGAAGATGAAGGCCGTCGTCGCAAACCAGCCCATAGCCGTTGGCATCGAAGACCAAGAACTAGTGCAGCTCTTGGAACAAGTCGACACGTCAACTTCGAAGGTCGTTGTAAGAATAACAGACGACCAAGGATATGGCATATGTCTTCCTGGCGCCATCCATGAACAAGCTATCGTGTTCTGTATCCCTGAACCCCTGTGCTTGCTCGTCCCAGAACAACCTTATACCCTAAAAGCTGTTTTGGAGATTGGTGACGGCCAGCAACTTCCTCTCCTAGAACATACTGTTGCTCTCTCAGGAAGGGGGCAAGAGAGGCAGGAAACGGTTTCAACGGAAGAAGATAGCCTCGATGTTGATGAAGCCTTGGATAAGGCTTATAGACATGTTCAGAATGAACAACAGCTAGCTGTTCCGGAAGACGTGCTTGAAGAGATTATGAGCGTGTCAACGGCATCGGCTGAACCGAAGGTGACACGGCAACAAGTTGTTCCTGTTTATCAACCAGAAGAGTTGATTGAGATGGTGGAACAGGACATTGAAGCTGCAAAGCAGAAACAGGCAGAAGCTCGTAAAAGAGCCTTGCCTGTTGTTCCCCCCGTTATCCCTCTAAGTTCAACAGCTCAGACAATCAAGGTGAAGTTGAAACAAGCCTTGAAGGCAGCGCTGGGTTAGGGATTGTCTTCAGTCAACCTCGATCATGCTGGCATCCGTCAGCTGCTCAGCATGCACAGCCGTGTCGAACTGGAACACGTTCTTGTTCGTCAAGCCATGAAGGGTCATCAGAAGTCGATCGTTCTCGTACGTGAACTCAGCCACCGACCACTCACCGGTAAAGTCACCGGTCTTCGTGGCCAGCTTCAACTTGAGTCCAGGATTCTCCTGGCACAGCGGACCGAGAATGCTGGCAACCTTCTTGCCAATCTCAATCGTACGTGAAGCTCGGGCAGAAGTCGTTGCTTGACGCTTGGTCTCTCGCTTCTGCTTGGGCTGCTTGGGCGTTGGTGGCGTGGCTTCTGTCGGAGTCGTAGCAGTCGTGGTCGCCTCGGGTCGAGCGTTCTTCCTGCGACGAGTTCCGGTTGCGCTCTCGGTCTTGCCTTCGTCATAGGTGATGCCTCCAACCGTGAAGCTCTCGATGTACTCCGACACAGCCGTGC